GGGGGACGAAAAAAAAGAACCAATCGAGATATTAGATCCGATTGTTGAAGAAGAAAAAGTAGAAGAGAAACAAGAACCCGTTGAAGAGAAAAAAGAATCAGGTGACAAGCAGCAGGAATCAAAAGAAGAGAAACCGAAACAAGAATTAGAAGAATATAGTGAAGGTGTTCAGAAAAGAATTTCTAAGCTAACCAAAAAGTGGAGAGAAGCGGAAAGACAAAAAGAAGCCGCAGTCGAATTCGCTCGAGGTGGCCAAGCAGAACTTACTGAACTTCGAACTAGACTTACCAAACTTGAACCAAATTATGTAAAAGCAATTGAGAACAGAGTTACCTCTGGTCTTGAAGCAGCTAAAGCTAAATTGACAACAGCAAGAGAAGCTGGAGATATTAATGCTGAAGTGGATGCTCAAAGATCTATTGCTCAGCTAACGGTTGAAGAATCAAGATTGAATGCTTTGAAAGAACGTCAATCTCAAGACAAAGAACGAGTTGTAAGAACACCTACTTTAGATCAAAGTCTGCAGGGGCAAGCGCCTCCGCCAGATCCAAGAGCTGAAGACTGGGCGTCAAAAAATGATTGGTTTGGTAAAGATAATGCCATGACTTATACGGCTTTTGACTTACATAAGAAACTAACCGAGCAAGAAGGGTTTGACCCTAATTCTCCCGAATACTATGCGGAAATAGATAAAAGAATACGTGTTGACTTTCCACACAAATTTGGTAATACTAAGTCTCAAGAATCGACTAAACCTACACAAACAGTAGCTTCGGCTACGCGAAGTGTTAAACCTGGTCGCAAAACTGTGAGACTCACATCCTCTCAGGTAGCAATCGCTAAAAAATTAGGTGTGCCACTAGAAGAGTATGCAAAACAATTAAAAATCACGAAGGAGGCATAAGCATATGCAAAACGAAAACGAAGACAAAATGAAAACTTCCCGTGCGAGCCAGACAAGAGATAAAACAACTCAAAAAAAAGTTTGGACTCCACCATCATCTTTAGATGCACCCCCTGCGCCTGATGGTTATCATCACAGGTGGATCAGAGCTGAGACTATGGGTTTTGACGATTCAAAAAACATGGCTGGGCGAATTAGATCAGGATACGAGCTTGTAAGAGCTGATGCATATCCAGGATCTCAATATCCAACTGTTACAGAAGGCAAATACAAAGGGGTAATCGGAGTTGGTGGCCTTTTGCTTGCAAAGGTACCAGAAGAGATTGTCAAATCGCGCGAGGAGTATTTTAATAATATGACTCAAGACGCAAATGACGCCATAGAAAACGATCTCATGAAGGAGCAACACCCAGGAATGCCAATCAACGCTGAGAGGCAATCCCGTGTAACCTTCGGTGGAACAAAGAAAAACTAATTTATTAGCGATTCCTAATCCAACGAAATTAAATTAAACCGTTCGTAATTTTATTATTACGAGCATTAGGAGAAAAACAATATGGCAAATCAAGACGCAGCTTTTGGTTTTAGACCAACAAGACACCTTACAGGTGGACAGGTCAGAGCTGAAGAATATGCAATAGCTAATAACTACGGAACAGATATTTTTACTGGTCAAGTAGTTGAAGCAGTTGCAGGTGGTGGTATTGAAGCAGCAGCGGCAGGAGACACACAAGTAGCAGGTGTTTTCGGTGGCGTGTTTTATACTGACCCGACAACAAGTAAACCAACATGGAAAGCATACTATCCAGCTAGCACAGCAGCTGCTGATATAGTTGCTACCGTATATGCAGACCCTTATATCGTATATGAAGCACAACACGATGGTACAGGAACAGCAGCGATGAATAATTCAGGAATGGACTTCGTAGGAGTAGCAGGATCTACAACTACTGGTCAATCAACTTCTGAGTTAGACACGTCTGATTCTGGAACCGGTGGTAACTTCAAACAAATCGGAATCTCAAAAGATCCCGAAAATAGCGATACGGCGACAGCTAATGTCAACGCTTATTGCGTTGCCAATACTGGTCTTCATATCTTTAAACTAACAACAGCCGTATAATAGGAGATATATAATCATGGCAATATCAAGATCACAACTAGTTAAAGAACTAGAGCCAGGTTTGAATGCACTATTCGGCTTGGAGTACAAAAACTACGCTAACGAACATGCGGAAATTTTCAGTTCAGAAAATTCTGACAGAGCTTTTGAAGAAGAAGTTATGTTATCTGGATTTGGAAATGCCTCTGTAAAACCTGAAGGTTCAAGTGTCAACTACGACGCGGCACAAGAAACTTTCACGGCTCGTTATACGCACGAAACGCTTGCTTTAGCGTTTTCAATCACTGAAGAAGCGATTGAAGATAACTTGTATGACAGACTTGCGTCTAGATATACAAAAGCATTAGCTAGATCTATGGCTAATTCTAAACAAGTTAAAGCAGCAAATGTTCTTAACAGAGCGTTTAATAGTTCGTTCACAGGCGGAGATGGTTTAGAACTTTGTTCAACAGCACACGTAATTGTTGCTGGTACTGAGCAAAATGAACTATCAACTGCTGCAGACCTTAACGAAACATCTTTAGAGCAAGCAATGATTGACATTGCAGCACTAACTGATGAACGTGGTCTGAAAATTGCGGCTAAAGGAATGAAAATGATTATTCCTTCTGCTTTGCAATTTACTGCTGAAAGATTGATGAAATCTGTAGGTAGAGTAGGAACAGCTGATAACGATATCAATGCAGTCAAAAACATGGGGATGATACCTCAAGGTTATGTAGTAAATCACTACTTAACTGACACTGATGCATTCTTTATCAAAACAGATGTACCAAATGGACTTAAACACTTCACAAGAGCACCAATCAAAACCGCTATGGAAGGCGATTTTGAAACTGGAAACGTAAGATACAAAGCCAGAGAAAGATACAGCTTCGGCTGGTCTGACTGGAGAGGTATTTTCGGATCACCAGGTGCGTAATAAGTAAATAAGTAAATTAATGAGGCCGCCTCAAAACGGCCTCATTTCAAACATACAGTAAGAATTAGACTATGAAAAACTTCCGAATACAAATCCGTTACCATGGGCATTATGCAGACTTCACCGTTATGGCTGAAGATAATGCTGAAAGTATTGAAAAATCTATCCTTGACAAACTAGGAAAAAAAGAGGTAATATTTGATACTGATGGATTTACCAATAAAAAAGGTAAGTGGATAACCTATGAGGAGATTGTATATGACACAAGACCTATACAAACACAAGAAGTCCTTGGAGTTAAGCTGGGAGCAAGAGTATAACGAATCAGGTAGATATACTCTAGACATGGTCAAAATTGACGATAAGATTAAAGAAATCGTTACTGAGATCAAGTTAGAAGAAGCAAAAAATGCTCACAGAGTTAATAAGATCGAAGACTCACGGGCACAAGTTTCAGTAGCTACTTAGTACAAAAAGCTATATACGGAAAACGTCTCCGAATCACATAATCTCTTGCGCTCTACTCAAAAAAACGCTATAAAAAATTACTATACAATTTAAAATAAAAAAAATAAATGTAGACGCGTATAGTCGACATCCCTAGGGACTACATTTATATATTCTAGGAGGAATATAACATGGCAACAACAACGTTTAGCGGCATAGTAAGATCAGAGAGTGGTATAAAAGTCGTATCAAAAACTGCACAAGGTGCTTATACTGATCAGTTAGAAGTAGCTTCTGATGGTGGTATAGACATTGAAAAAGTAGCAGCAACAGGTAATAACATTGTAGCAGCGGGTACATCAACAGGAGCAAACAATGCTTCTCTTGGTACAGCAGCAACAAGATTAGGTACAATTACACCTAATGCGCATGGTTCAGGTATTGCTGACGCAGCAATTAACACCTTTGTCAGCAAAGTGGGTGGTTTAATATACACTCATATTTTAGTTGACCTACATGGTGGATTAGCTTCTGGTGGAGCAGCTGATGATGTTATTGGTACTGATGGTGGAACAGCTAACGCTTACATCGCAGAACTAACAACTGCAGTTAATGGTATTCCATTCGAAGTAGAAATGGCTTGTTTAGAAGTACCAACAGGTGGAGATCCAGACATTAATTTAGTGGCTTCAGCTACAGCTACTGATGCAGAAAATGCAGCAGTAACTAGTGGAACAATTATACTAAATAATGGTGACTTTTCATTAGGTATGTACGTTTCTGCAGATAGTGGAGCAACACTTGCAGCATTAACTAAAAAATACTTATACTTGACTAGTGGGGCAGCTACAGAAGCAGCTTACACAGCAGGTAAACTTGTTATTAAAATCACTGGCGCAGCTTTTGATTATAATAATGGCTAATAAATAAATAATAATGTGGGGCTTCGGCCCCACAGTTTCTTGATTAAGGAGGGAAACAAATGGCAGATACAGTAACAGGACCAGAGGTCTTACAAGAAAACGAAAAACGAGTCGTATTAAAAATCGTTGTCGAATCAGATGGCGATGGAAGCACAACAGTATTTTTTGACTCTTCAGCACGTACCGTAGGAGGTGCTGCTACACTAGGAACTTTGCAAAGAATTTGGTTTGCATGTGACACTGGAAATGGCGGTGACTCACACGCTCG